CCAGCATCTTTGGCCATTTCTAATACTCGATGACCATATTTCATGTTCATCAAGCCTTCGTAGACAGCTGTGGGATATGCGTTTGGCGCACTGGGTTGGGCAACAACATCGACAGTGACAATTTCAAAATCACTGACTTGTCCATTGGCCTCGTTAACGTTTCCGCTACCGCGACTTGAAACTCCTAATTTCACACCACTCTCTAACATGGTGCGTACCAAATTACCCATTGGTGTTGGGAGAATCTTGAGCTTACCAAATCCGTTAGGGCCATCCATCCACATTTCTGTGATCATATGGCTGCAACGGTCTAGGTTAATTTTAAGGTCATCTGGGTGATCAACTTCACCTAGAACAGAATATCCTGTGTTGATTTGTTCGTTCAGTGTTTTAACTGCACGTTCGATTTCGTTCACAGGGTACACACGCTCATTGGCGTTTTTGACTCCACCTTGAATGCAGATACCTTTCATATAAAGGTCCTTACCTTCGGCGCCCTCAACAACAATGCGAGCGGCGTCAAAAGTAAGGTGTTCTCTGAGGTAACGAGCCATAACCTTGAACTTACCTATTAAGCTACAGGGCTCTTGGTGTTAACACCAGTGCCTTGTGCTAAGTGTGGCTTGGTAGCTGGGCTTTGCTTAACTGTGCTCTTGGCAGGTGCGTTTTGTACGTCACCAATCAAAGGCTTAGTAGTAGGAGCTGGGCGACCTTTTTCTTCAGTACCGTTGCTCATTACAGGCTTGCCGTCCATGCCTCTTGCTCCGCTGTTGGCTGCAACAGTGGATTTTTTGTTGATATTGCCTTCTTCTGACTTAACTGGAGCAGGAGCGGCTTTCAAATTGATAGCTTCTTCTAACTCTGTACCTTCCATGGTTTCAAACTCTGTGTCCATGTCTGAGATTTCAGTTTCGTCATCGCCGTCAGTTTCGATATCATCGCTACCAACTTCAATATCCATTTCGTCTTCGCCCTCTTGGCCTTCGTCGCCCATAAGAGCTTCAAATTCTGCCATGAGTTCGTCAAGTTTGTCTTCAAGATCAACAACGCGATCTTCAATGTCGCCGCCTTCGTCAGACATTTCCTCGTCGCCTTCCATTGAAATACCTTGTTCTTCGGTTTCAATGTCGTCGATTAGATCGGCAGCTTGATCGCCACCCATCATGTTTTCGTCTAATTCTTCTTCGTCGGACTCTTCGTCTTTGGCTTCTTCAAGTTCTTCTTCAGAAACTTCAGCTTCGTCGAGTTCTTCGTCTTTGGCTTCTTCAATTTCTTCCTCGGACATCAATTCTTCATAGATGCCGCGGCTTTTTTCAACTACGATCTCGTGGAAAAGATCACGTGCTTTTTGCTCTTCGTCGTTGATGACGTATTCAATGAGCTGTTCAAATTTATTCATGAGGTTCCTCCAAGTAATGGCTCTGTGTGATATTTACGACACTAGGCAAAATCTACACGGTTTATGGGGTAAAAGTGGTAGAAAACGAATGTTCTACCGAGATAAGACCTCTATTACAGAGGCGGTGCGGCTGGAGGCATGTACTGCTTTTTAATATCTTTGAGTTTTTCTTTGTATTCAAAGGTACGCACATCATTCATTCTGCGCAGTTTGTTAATCTGGCGCAGAGTGAGTTTGGTTTTGCGTAGCTGACCAAGTTCAGGTTGACTGTTGTCTTTCTCAACATCTTGGTAACCAGCAGGATCTTTATCAAAGAATTCAAGCAATATCATGCTATTATTTATTAGATAGTTGGGATTGGAGCGGCTCCGCCTGCAGGGCCTGCACCAGCGGCAGCACCACCGGGTGCCACAGAAGCACCAGCAGGAGCTGTTATACCACCTTCAGGCTGTCCTTGATCGGCAGCAATTTCTTCACCGGTGCCAATGTCTGCTTCAAAGTCAGCAGGGCTAACACCAACAGAACGAAGATCTTGTCCACTCTGTGTTTGCAATTCTGGTTGGTCTCGCTCTTCTTTCCAGAGTTGTTCGTTTTCGTTGATTTCTTCTTCGCTGAGTCCAAGATAACGTTTCATCAAGAATCGCTTGCTCATATAGGACAGTTGTTCTAGTCCCTGGAATGCTGTCATTCTAGTGGTGTCTAGCTCGGCCTGGCGATAGCTGGCAAAATTCTGAGGTGGAGCAAAGGATATGTTAAACAGCCCAGAATCAATGTTGAAGCCTCTCCAACGCAGGAACATTTTAAATTCGTCGTCTAGTTTCTGACAAATCTGACGCTGTAAACGCTCGCAGTACTGATTGAAACGATATTCTTGTATGAGTGCTGTGCCCACTCTACCGTCATTCATAGGACGATCGCTGTCGTCCGGTCCAGTAGGCAAATATGAGCTAGGAACTCGCAACCCGCGACACATCTTGTTGTTGAAATATTTTAAGTCGTCAATCTGTCCTAAATTTTCACCGCCAGGTAAAGTTTCAACTTTGGATCCACGACCTTCTGCTGTAGTAGGGAAAAAGTAATCTTCATTGATTGACAGTGGATTGTAAGTGGCATCCATGACATTGTCACGACCGCCTGTTTGACTAGGAATTCGACGTTGGTGTATTTCGTTTTTTACTCGCTCAACAAACTGCATAGCTAGGTGGCTGGGCATGTTGCCTACGTCGATATAAAACACTCTGCGTTCTGGAGCACGTTGCACACGATAGATCAAGATAGCGTCTTCTAGCAATTCTTTTTGCTTAAAAACCTTGAAAATCATCTCTAATATGCTTTGTCCAAACGGCCAATAGTAGTCCAAGCCTTCGCTTAAACTGAGGTGAACTACGTGTTTTGCATCAATGCAAGTTTCGTTTACTGAACGTTGAAAACGACTTTGTCCTGATGAGTTAGGTGCATTAGGCGCAGTGTAATTGTAGGGCTGACTGTAGCCGCCACTGGGCGGTTGTGTGTTGTAGTCGTTGGTAGTTTTGGCTGCAATACTTAAACTTTGGAAGTTGGGATTGATATCACGAATCACATACTGCTCAGGGCGTTTGCCTTCTGATTCGTTGACAATGACTCTGGCAACCTTGGTCATGTCTACCCAGTACAGTTCAAATGTTTCTGGATCACGCACAAATACTTGATCTCCGTACTTGAGAACATTACGGAACATTTTGAACATACGGTTATCAAACTTGTTGAGTTTGGTCCACTGTTGCAGTTGCTTCTTGATAATTTCTACTTCGTGATCTGTGGGTTTGTCTTGATATTCAACTTCAAACGGTGTGCTGTTTGATTCACATGTCTGAGTACTAAATTCAGATATGATATCCAAACAAGCATTGATTTCCGAATCGCCATCCATGTTTTCATACTGGTTATAGCGTTCCATACGATTAGGGTGACCAACATACACTTCGGGCAATCTGCTGGCATAGTTGCGAAATGCAAATTCAGTTTGCGCTTGGCCGTCGGTGCCGTAGCCTGTGCCGTAGTTGGGCCCACGCGGGTTTTGTCCAGAAATTGGACTGAGCTGGCCTGACACATTGGCCACCTTGAAATATTTTTTCCAACCTTTTTTATCTTCTGCCATAGTGTTATATTTACCGCTAGTTTACAGTGGCGCGGTATATCTTGCCTTGCATATCCACGCTAGATTGCAAGAGACCAATCATTTGATCAAATCGGTTAACTTGTTCGGTCATCAATGACACTTGCTCGCCCATTCTGTCACTCATACCTGTCATTTCTACAGGCACGCTACGACCTCCTGGCAATGGGATCACTGCTTCTGTGCCATGCAACATGGCTTGATATCCTGATTTTGGACCAGATGTTATTCCGCCATAGGCAAAACTACCCATGGCTTCTTCAAATCCAATAGTGGCTTTGTTTGATCCTACACCTTGATAGAAACTGCGACCGCTGGCATCCATGGGCAATCCTGCCCAAATTGATGACAGGTTACGCATGAATCGTTCTTTGTTAATAGCACCAGATGCATACTTGTTATAACCGCCTCTGCTGACAATAAGTTCATCAGCTAGGCGGTCTTGTGTGGATTGATCAAACTTGGTAGTGTTAATATCCATGCCGGTCTTGTTGATGAGATCTCGCAGAGTATCATAGGTTATTTGATATTTGCCCAAGGCCGAACTTTCAAACCCACTGCCTTTTTGTCGCATCTTCTGTTGTTGCTCAAGTATTTGAGCCAACGTCATATTGGTCAAGTCACCTTTTTTACCACCAACCATGACATTATAGTCGCCCTTGCTTTCAGCTCGACCAATCATGTTGCGAATAGCACCAAGAGTTCCTGCGGCTTCAGGAGTAGGTGCTCCTGCTCCGCCTACTCCGGTTGGGGCAGCTTGCTGAGATCCGCTGCCGCGGCCGCTTGCTCCTGCTGGATTATTGCTTGGTGCACCCGGAATGCCAGTGGCAATGCCACGTCTGCCTCCTCCACCACTACCGCCAACTCCAAGTATTTTTGCAATTTTTTCTGCACCGTCAGATATAACATCTGTAAAATATCTTATACTGGTGGTCATGGTAGGAAACAGCTTGTCAGAAACAATCTTGTCCAGGGTCACTGCAAAATCTCTCAAAGATTTCTGTGCATCTACTACATTTTGAGTTTCTCTGTCTTTGGCATTGCCGGCAGCGTCTTGTTCTTTTTTGGCTTTTGTTAAACTTTCAACTGTAAGGTCTTGCGCTTTGTCCAAGCGTCTCATGCCCACCAGCATTGGATCCAACACAGTGCCCATCTTACCAACTCTACGTTCAAATTCATCTGCACCCAGAGCTTGTCGAGTTTCTCGCACACTCTGCTGAAACTTTTGCATGAAATCGCCAAAGCTGATGCGGCCATTCTCTAAGTCATCAGCTAGGCCAGCTGCCGCGCCTCCGGTGGCTGCCATGAGTTCTTTACTGCGTTCAGTTGTGGTTCCACCAAATATGTCCTTGAATCCTTCGGCAAGTTCTTTACTGCCTTGTGTTTCAATAACCTTGGCTGCGTTGACAATAAGATCTTTGGTGCCCTTTTGTTCAGCAATGGCCAATGTGGCACCAAATCTCAGTTCACGACTCATAGCTTCAAGTTCGCCGGCTACTTTGTCTCTGCTTTGGCCTGTTAACCGTGCCAGTTCGTCAATTGATTCTAGATATCTTTGATTTGCATCAGTTAATGATTTGGTGTCGTTGAAATTGATTTTAACAAGATTTCGTTGCTGTGCTAAAAATCTTGCTGAGAATTCGCTTTGCTGTTCAAAACTAAAACCAAGTTTTAAAAATTTGTCTTCAAGCTCTGTGCCAGCTGTGGTAATCTGTTTGAGTACTTCAGCGCCGCCTGTGACTGTGCCAGCTGTGGCTGCCAAGCCTTCAGAATTGCGTGTTATCAGCTTGGCATAGGTATCCATGCTGAGGCCCAGTGATTGCGCATCTTTCTGCAGGCCTTTCATGCCCAGGGCAGTAATACCTCCCACTGATCCTAATTCTCTATAAGCTGTGACTACACGTTGAATTTCTTCCAGTGAAAACTTGGCATACTGAGCAGCCGCATCTACTGTGGCAGCACCATATTTTTCCACAGCCTTACCAGCACCGCTGACTGCTACACCAAACACTCCAACCAGTTTACCATAGCCAGGTAACAGCGCACCCACACCACTGAGCATTTGTCCCAGCGAATTTATGCCCTTGGATATACCGCCTAAGCTCAGTTTCAGTGCGGCTGCACTAGCATCGATGGCCGGGCTTAATGATCTAAAATCTTCTCTATTTTCTCTAACTGCTTGAGCCGCAGACCCAATGTTTCTGGCCAAACCAATGAGATCTTTGGTTAGCTTTTCGCGAGCCTTGATTTCGTCATCAATGGCTTCTGAAGACTTGTCTGTATCTTTGGTTTGTTGTCGTACTGCCGCGTTGAGTTTGTCCAGTGTTTTGGCACTGAGTGTTCCAGCCTGACGCAGTTCGTCAAGAGCTTCTTTGGCCAGTTGTGCGGAGTTTTCTAGATCTGCCATTATCTACGCCGATAAATATTGTTGCATACAAATATTTATGGTAAGGAAAAATGTCAGAAACTAACAACCCACTACGCCGGTTTTTCCGGCAGCCGGCTGTGTATATCAAATTACCGTCTGACGGTAATTTCTACCCTCCAGGCACTATAGACATGCCAGCCAATGGTGAATTTCCCATTTATCCAATGACTGCCATGGATGAAATTACATATCGCACATCAGATGCATTGTTCAATGGCACAGCCATTGTCAATGTGATACAAAGCTGTGTGCCCAACATCAAAGATCCATGGAAAATACCCAGCATTGACATGGACACACTGTTGGTTGCTATTAGAATTGCCAGCTACGGTCACAGCATGGACTTTGAAAGCGATTGCCCTCACTGCGAACATGAAAACTCGTTTGGGCTAGATCTTCGCACAGTGATCGACGGTATAGGCAAACCTGATTACGGCACACCATTGAAGAGCGGTGACATCACTATATTCTTCAAACCGCTGAATTATCAACAAGTCAATGCCAACTCCATAGATCAGTTTGCTGATCAAAAGCTGTTGGAAACTTTGCCTAATTCAGATGTTGCAGAAGAAGAAAAAATACGCTTGCTCACTGGTGCGTTTGCCAAACTCACAGACATGACCATTAAAGCTCTGTCACAGAGCATTGGTATGATGCAGGTCATGGAAGAAACCGTAGTTGAACCTGAATTCATTGAAGAATTCATTCGCAACTGTGATCGAGAAGTTTTCAACCGCATTAGAGATCACATTATGTCGTTGAGATCAGCCACAGAACTCAAACCACTCAAGCTCAAATGTCAAGGATGCAGTAAGGATTATGAAACTCCGTTTACGTTGGATGTCTCAAATTTTTTCGCATCCGCCTCTTGACCTCTAGCCCTGAGCGCATTGAAAAGATAGTTGAATCACAGGACAAAGAAGTCAAATCCATACGTCAAGATTTAATGAAGATGTGTTGGTACATGCGAGGCGGCCTAACATACCACGAAGCACTGAATCTCAGTTGGGACGAACGAGAAATCATTGGCAATGTAATCAAAGACAATCTTGAAACAACCAAAAAAACAGGAATGCCACATTTTTAATGGATTTAAACACAGTACAACAAGACATTGCTCAGTGGATTGAACGTTTTGTAGAAGTTCCGCATCCTGCCTTGGGCAACTGGCCTCCTTGTCCGTATGCTCGACGTGCTAGACTAAATGGCACCTATCAAGTACAGCTAGGAGTAGACCTTGCTCTGGATCTACGCAACATAGCTGATCGTGGTTTATCAGGCATGGAAGTCATTGTGTTGGCATACAACCCTAAAGACATTTCACACACAGACTTTGCGCAAATTCTCAATGAAATCAACAAGTTATATCTCTTACCAAACAATTTACTAGCACTAGAAGATCACCCCGACGATCCAGAAATTGTCAACGGTGTGTGCATGAATCAAGGTACCTATGCGTTGGCCCTGGTACAGAGTTTGTCGGATCTTGATGCCAAGGCACAACACATGGCATCCAAAGGGTTTTATGATACATGGCCAGAAGAGTATCTACAGCAGTTGTTTCAAAACAGACAGGATCCTAGATCATGAGTTATCAGTTTGCCCGCATCGATCTTGCAAAAACTAATTACACCGCATCAGTGGAGTGGGGGTATCTCATACCTACCGCAGAGCAGATTCAAGAGCTTGATCAAATCTATAGAACCTATTGCATTTACAAAAATTTTGCATCTGTAATGCCTGTGTTTCACAGTAGGTACACAGATCCTATGACCGATGTTATAGGCTACTTTGATCAAGGATGCATGGTAGCGTTTAGTTTAATACGTCGATACGACGAAAAGAATGCGTTGTGCGATCAATTTGCCTGGACTTACCATGATCCTAAATCACGATTAGGAGTGGAAACAATGAAAACAGAGTGTGCCATATACAAAGCTCGAGGGTTTGACTATCTCTACCTCGAACAGGCACACCTCTACAAGAAAGAGATAGATGGATTTGAATTACTAGGACCAATGACATAATGGACATTTACACTATATGGGCCAACAAAGAAGGTGACATTTCAGACTTAGACTGGGTCACGGGCATGAAAAGTTTCTTTGATCACTTAGTTTCAGAAGGCAAGATGGAAAGTTATAGAATCACTAGATGCAAAATGGGATTCCGTAGCATAGCTGACATGCCAGAATGGATGATACTCATGGAGTTCAAGGACATGGGTCAGATGGACTCAGCATTCCGTCGTGTTGCTCCATTAGAAGGAGAACTCGAACAGAAACACAAGTCATTTAATCAGTTTGTTGCTGGCGATATACAACATGCACTGTTTAGAGATTGGCCAGATACTAATCTATAGTACACTTTGAGAACTTCTACGAAGTTCTATTCATTTCGCTTGCGCTCATGAATGTATTATTAAGAGATGAGCGAAGCGAAACAGTTATCATCCAGATACC